CCATCTGGCTGTCTCTCGGAAGAATGGATCAGATTCTGGTGGAAGCGGCTCGACGCCGATCGAAGTCGCGTCATCCGAGCCAACGCCGCCCAGACTGAAAACAGCGTCTTGGGGTGACAAGAGTTTCGGCCCTCAAGTAGCCGCCTGGGCGCAGCTCAACATGGGGATTGACATGTTCCCTTGGCAGATCGAAGCGATCAACGGGATGCTCGAGGTCGACGAGAACTGGCGGCTACGTCACCGCTTCGCTTTGGTATCCGTTGGGAGACAGAACGGCAAGACGAAGGGCCTGCTGGCCCCGTTGATCGGCTGGTGGCTCACGCACTACGCGGCCCAGCGCGGCGAACCCCAGAACGTCATGTCCACCGCGCACAAGCTCGACGTCGCCGAAGACGTCGCCAACGTCCTGTTCCCAATCCTTGAGGAGAAGTTCGGCTTCCAGACATACCGGTCATTCGGCCGCAAAGAAGCGTTCCACGAAGGCGGATCACGCTGGCGTGTCGTCAGCTCAGGCGAGTCCGCCGGCCACGGAACATCGAACGATCTGGTCGTCGTCGACGAGATCTGGAACGTCAAACCCGAAGTGATCGAAGGCGGACTGCTCCCAACACAGACCGCCAGACCGGCACCATTCGCGTTCTTTACCTCGACAGCCGGCTCAGAAGACTCCAAGTTCTTCATCCGTTGGCGTGAGCGCGGAATGCAACAGATCGAAGCCGGCGAGCCAGGCCGTCTGTACATGGCCGAGTGGTCACCGCCGGCGAACGTCGATCCGACCGAGCGTCGCTGGTGGTCCTGGGCGAATCCGTCGCTTGGCTACACGATCACCGAGCAGGAGCTCGCCGACAAACTCGAAGCGCTCGATCGCGGCGAGTTCGTCCGGCACCATTGCAACATGTGGACCTCGAGCATCGGCTCTTGGCTTCCTCACGGCGCTTGGGAAGCGCTCCAGGTCGACGACCCGATGCCAGCCGGCGGCATTCTCGCCGTGGACTCAAACGCGACCGATATGCGTTACGTCGGTGTTCGTGTCGCGTTACGCGAAGACGGCCGATACCAGGCTGACACCGAGTTCGCGGTCGAAACCCAAGACGAAATGTGGGCCGTTATCACCGAGTCGATGAAAGACCGATCTGTCGAGCTCGCGCTCACTCCTGGACTCGCAACGATGTGTCCGCTCGATCTGAGCCGGCGCATGACGATCTGGGGCTACCAAGAAATCAACCGATACACCGCAATCGTCAAAGGCATGATCCTCGAGGGCCGGATGGCGCACAACGGAAAAATGACGCTGACCGAACAAGTCAACCGCGCGGTCGCCGGCCGAACCCAAGCCTCGATCACGTTGACAAGCCAGAAGTCGCCAGGACCGATCGAACAATGCCGCTGTATGGTCGCCGCCGCCGGTATGGCCGCGAAACCACAGTCGAACATTCGGAAGCCTATGATCGGAAGTTCCCGCTAGATATCCACAGGCTTGTGGTAGCCTTCGCACCGTGGGTCTTTTCCGCACAAAGCCGGCGCCTGCATTCGGAGCCTCCACCGTCAATGCCGCAGCTGGCGGTGCCGGAAGGCCCGGCGCGCTGCAGACCTATGCTGTCGGGGCTGGTACGCAGCGCGCCTTGTCTATCCCGACGATCTCGCGTGCTCGCGATCTCATCGTGTCGATGGTCGCAGCTCTCGATTTCAAGACGTACGTCCTCGAGTGGGACGAAGCCGCCGAGGAGTACGTCCGCCGGTATGTGCCAGGCGAATCGTGGATGACCCAGCCAGATCCGCATGTCACCCGCAACTTCATCATCGCCAACACCGTCCAAGATCTGATCCTGCACGGCCGCGCGTTCTGGTACGTCACCACCCGCTACTCAACCGGTTTTCCCGCGTCGTTCACCTGGCTTCCGCACGACAGCGTGAACACGCCAGACGAATCCGGCCCCGAATGGTTCGGAGAGTCCCAAGAGGTCTACTTCAACGGCGTCGAGGTCGACATCAACAACGTCGTCCAGTTCCTCGCACCCGTCAACGGCCTTCTCTGGCAAGGCGCCCGCGCGATCGACATCGCCTACCGCCTCGACGAAGCCGCCAAGCGTTTCGCATCAAACGAGATCACCGCCGGCTACCTTCAGCAGAAAGACGGCGAACCAATGTCCGGCGAAGAGCTGTCAGAGCTCTCCGCCGCCTGGGCCGAGGCCCGCCAACACAAAGCGATCGGCGCGCTCAACCAGCATGTCGAATGGCGCGAGTTCGACTCAACGCCAGACAAACTGCAGCTCGTCCAGGGCCGCGAACACGCCGCCAAAGAGCTCACCCGCGTCGCAAACATTCCGCCGTACCTCGTTGGCGTCGAGGTCGGTGGCTACACCTACATGAACGCCAACCAAGCCCGCCAAGATCTCTATCTATTCGGCGCCAAGCCGTACATCGACTGCATCGAGGAAACATTGTCGATGAATAGCATCATCGCGCGTGGTAAACATGTCGAAATGAACGTCGACGCGTACCTCGCCGAAGCGGAGATCATGAACCAGGAGCCAGCCGTATGATCCGAATGATCGCGAACAGCGTCACGCTGGACGCCGCCCAAGGCGACGAACAGCCGCGCACCATCTCCGGCATCGCCGTCCCCTACGGCGTCGACGCCGTCGTCATGGGCGGACAGCGCGTCCGCATCGAGCAAGGCGCCCTGCCGACCGACGGCCCCGCGCCACGCCTCCTCGAGGACCACGACACCGGCCGCATCGTCGGCAAAGTCACCGCCCGCGAAGACACGCCCGAAGGAATGCTGTTCGAGGCGCAGATCGCCAAGACCACGGCCGGCGACGATCTCGTCGAGCTGCTGAAGATGGGCGCCCTCGACAGCGTGTCGGTCGGCATCGAGGCCACCGACTACGAGATGGACGGCCGCACAATGGTCGTGAAAGCCGCAGACTGGGAGGAACTGAGCGTCGTGTACAAGCCGGCGTTCTCAGGCGCCCAGATCACCAAGATCGCCGCCGCAGAAGACGCGGAGGCCACCCCCGACAACCCCGAACCCCAACCCGAAAGTGAGAACCAAGTGTCCGAGGACATCACCCCCGAGGTCGTCGAGGCCGCCGCTCCCGTCCAGGAGCCTGAGGCCCAGCCGACCGCCCCCATCTACGCCACCGCCAAGAAGCGCAACTTGCCGTCCGTCGGCGAGTACATCCTCGCGTTCCGCGCCGGTGGATCCGACTTCGCCCAGTTCAACGAGAACATCCGCGCCGCCACCGGCGACGTCGTGGTCTCCGATGCCGCTGGCCTCGTCCCCACGCCGGTCGTGACCCCCGTCTACGACGACGTCAACGCCCTCCGGCCCATCGTGTCGGCTCTCGGCGCCCGCCAGATGCCCGCCGCCGGCTCGACCTTCCTTCGCCCGAAGATCGCCACCCACTCCGGCGTCGCGGTGCAGACCAACGAGCTCGGCTCGGTGAACACCGCCGACTTCGACCTGTCAAACGTCACCTTCACCAAGAAGACGTTCGCTGGCACGCTCCTGCTGTCCGAGCAGGTCATCGATTGGTCGACCCCGTCCATGCTCGACGCTTCGGTCAACGACCTCGCCGGCCAGTACGCGCTCCAGACCGAGAAGTACGTCGTGGACCAGATGGCCGCGGCCATCACCAACTCGCAGGAAGTGATCCTCGACTCGTACACCGACGACGCCGAGTTCATCGCCGACCTGTACCTCGCCGCCTCCTCGATCGCGTCGACCGGCAACTACCTGCCGAACGCGCTCGTCGTTGCTCCGGCGATGTGGGCCAAGCTCGGCGCTCTCGTCGACGGCCAGGGCCGTCCCGTGTTCCCGCAGGTGTCGCCGCTGTCCGGCATCGGTGAGCTCCGCGAAGGCGTCACCGGCTGGTCCGGCAACCCGCTCGGCCTGCAGCTCGTCGTGTCGAACCAGATCGGCACCCAGGCGATCGGCAACAAGGACGCCAACGAGTACTACTGGCTCATGAACACCCGCGGCGTCGAGGTGTACGAGCAGTACAAGGGCTTCCTCCGCGTCGAGAACGCCACGAACCTCGGCCTCCAGGTCACGGTTCGCGGTTACATCGCCGCCGAGGTCGTCGACGTCAACATGATCCGAGTCCTCGGACCGGACGCCACCTTCTGATCCTCCCCCTGAGACACCTGCATCATGGCTAGTTACACGATTACGCACCTCACGCGGATCGATAACTACGCCGTGGTGCAGGTGCTCGAGGACACAGAAATCGAGGTCGGCCAAGAGATCGTCATCTCATCGGCCTC